CCTGTGCATAAGTACCATACGACCACACAATCCATGTATAACCTGTGCGTAAGTGGCAATCCTATTAACATAATGAACACTGTATCAATTACAGTTCCGCATCGTGGAATCCTGCCCACTTGGGGCTGGTTCCTGGCCGTCGGGCGGCTGACCCCCCCCTTCGCGCCATCGGCGGTGGCGGGACTGATGCTGCCCCTAAGAAATACCGACCACAACCCATAGAAAGCGCCCAATGACCACACCCCCCACCCCCACTATGGAACTCGCCCCTCTCCCAAAAAAAAATAAAAAAAATGGTGAATTGACTACTCAGGCAATAGAACAGATTGCGGCCATGTCCGCAGCCGAAGACAAGAACCCGTTCATCGCGTTCGTGAAACGCTACAAGCACAACCCGACCCTGTTTGTCCAGGAGGTACTCAACACACAGCCCGACGACTGGCAGAAGGAGTTTCTTGCCCACATCGCGGACGGAAACCGACGAATCAGCGTCAGGTCAGGCCACGGAGTCGGAAAGTCCACAGCAGCGTCCTGGGCAATCCTTTGGTATCTGTTCCTACGCTTCCCCGTAAAAATCGTCTTGACGGCTCCCACATCCAGCCAACTGTACGACGCACTATTCGCTGAGTTGAAACGCTGGGTGAAGGCACTACCCGATACCCTAAGAGATCAGTTGGAGGTCAAGCAGGACCGCATCGAGGTCAAAGAGGCTCCGAACGAGGCGTTCATCTCAGCACGGACATCACGAGCCGAGCAGCCCGAGGCACTCCAAGGTGTCCACTCAGAACACGTGATGCTAGTCGCTGACGAGGCATCGGGTATACCTGAACAGGTATTCGAGGCTGCGGCTGGCTCCATGTCGGGACACTCTGCCGTGACCCTGCTGCTGGGCAACCCTGTGCGCAGTTCGGGGTTCTTTTACGACACCCACAACAGGCTCAAGGATGACTGGATCACGATGCGGGTCAACTGCACCGACTCGCCCAGGGTGTCAGAGGCTTATGTTGATGAGATGAGAAGCAGATACGGCGAGGAGTCAAACGCCTTCCGTATCCGCGTACTTGGTGAGTTCCCGCGTTCAGACGATGACACCGTCATCCCGATGGAACTCCTTGAGATGGCTATGAACCGTGACGTTGAACCCTCCGCGCACGCACGTCTTGTGTGGGGCTTGGACGTTGCGCGGTTCGGTTCCGACAGGTCAGCCCTGTGCAAGCGTCAGGGGAATGCCGTCCTGGAACCCGTGAAGACGTGGAAGAACCTCGACCTGATGCAACTCACCGGCGCAGTCGTTGCAGAGTACGAGGCCCTGCAACCCAGCCAACGCCCCCATGAGATTCTTGTGGATAGCATCGGTCTGGGTGCTGGAGTCGTTGACCGGCTGCGAGAACTGAAGTTGCCAGCGCGAGGCATCAACGTCTCGGAGTCACCGGCGATGGGTGCGACCTACAGAAACCTGAAGGCTGAGTTGTGGCACAAGGCCAAGGCTTGGCTTGAGCAACGGGACTGCAAGATGCCCAGGGATGAGTCCCTAATCGCTGAACTGGCTGCCGTGAGGTACTCGTTCACAAGTTCGGGGAAGATACAAATCGAGGGAAAAGACGAGATTCGCAAGCGTGGCTTGGCCTCGCCAGATCGGGGTGACGCATTCTGTCTCACATTTGCCAGCGATGCCATCATGGGAATGTACGGGTCGGCGGCGAGTTCCGTTTGGAACAAACCCCTGCGCCGAAATATTCCAAGAGTTGCATAATTGGGCACTCAGTTTTTGAAAGGATAGGTAATGGCAACACAACCAAGCCGCAGCGTCCCGTCACGCTACCAAGGCGCGATGGATCAGATGATGAAGGAAGACACCGACACCTCAAACTGTCCACTTCCCACCCAAGACATCACCCTCAATTTAAAGAACCGAGCCAAAGCGATCACCACCGCAGCCTACGGTCCTGAGAACCCCAAACTGCCAAACGAGGCTTACTGGAAGCGCATGGCTGACGAGTGGGACGTGTCTGCCGAGGAAGCAAAGCAAAGCCGTTGCGGTAACTGCGCGGCTTTTAACGTCTCCGACTCAATCAAGCAGTGCATTGCTGACGGCATCGGCAACGACGCTGACCCCGCTGATGTCATCAAGTTGGCCGACCTTGGCTACTGCGAAATCTTTGACTTCAAGTGCGCGGCCAGCCGCAGTTGCCGTGCGTGGGTTGTTGGCGGCCCCAACACCGGCGAGGCCAAAGACGAAGAGATGGAATCAGAAACCGAAGGGGAAGACGAATGAAAGCAGGACTCTACGCAAACATCAACGCCAAGCAAGCCCGTATCAAAGCAGGCAGCGGCGAGAAGATGAACAAAGTTGGAAGCAAGGCAGCACCCAGCGCAGCCGACTTCAAGAAGTCTGCCAAGACAGCCAAAAAGCCAATGAAGAAGAAATGACAGCAGCCTGGCAGCGCAAAGAGGGTCAAAACCCTAAAGGCGGTCTGAATGCCAAGGGTCGCGCCAGCCTGAAGGCGGCAGGCCAAGACATCAAGCCGCCAGTCAAGTCAGGAGACAACCCGCGACGTGCGAGTTTTCTTTCACGGATGGCGGGTAACGCTGGTCCTGAGTACAAGGACGGCAAGCCGACGCGGTTGCTACTCAGCCTTAACGCCTGGGGCGCGTCAAGCAAGGCAGACGCAAAGTCCAAGGCAAAAGCGATCAGCGCGAGAAACAAATCGAAATGATTTCTCCGATCTGCATCTCAACCGTCACCGGCAAGGGTCTTGCTGTGATGCTGACAAGCCTCGACGAGTACTGCCCAGAGGCTCCCGTTTACCTGCGCGGACCTTTGCACGTCATCAGCCACTTCGAGGCCGACTACAAGATGGAGGGCGACAAGAGCAACTTTGGTGACGCCTACAACGCCATCATCGACAAGGCGTTCTCCGATGGTTTTAGTTCCGTGGTGGTAGCCAACGATGACATTGTCCTGACCCCCACCAGTTACAAGTATCTGCTTGAAGACGTTCTGCAACTCAAGAAACAGATTAAAGAACCCTTGGGCTGGGTATCGGCAAGATGCGACGCAGCCCGACCCGTGCAGAACATCAGGTCGAACCCGTTCAATGAAAAACTGAATTACTTCAAATACCCCTACGAGGACTCCATCATCCCGATGCAGTGCCTCTCCCCGATATTCGGGTGGATCAGCGACGAGGCGTGGAACACGTTCAAGTTCCCACCCCTAAACTGGTACTCCGATGATGTCCACTGCGAAGACCTGCGAGCCGCTGGGTTCCAGCACTACCTATCCCGATCCTACGTTCACCACCTTGGTTCACAAACTATTGGCCTTGACGGAGAAAAACTTACTGCCCAGGCCAAACCGTGGATCGTTGAAAACAGGCCACGCTATGCAGCAGACTGGTTCAATTCTTAACCTCGGCTCCGGCAAAGACCGGCGCGAGGGCTGTATCAACGCAGACATCCGTGATGATGTCGGAGCCGACTGGGTGATGGACATCTGCAAGCCAGTGCCAAGCCGCCAGTTCTCTCAGATCATTGCCAACGACGTACTCGAACACCTGCCCGACCTAGTGGCGGCCATGAAGAATTGCAGAGATATGTTGGAGATGGGTGGCAAGATGCACATCCAAGTACCCTACGACTTGAGCCTTGGAGCCTGGCAGGACCCAACGCACGTCCGCGCCTTCAATGAGAAGTCGTGGGTCTACTACTGCGAGTGGTCATGGTACTTGGGCTGGAAGGACACCAAGTTCGAGATGATCCACCTTGAGTGCAGGCTCAGTGACTACGGTGCTGCCCTAGAATTACCCCAAGAGGAATTGATGCGGACACCCCGCGCCGTTGATTCCATGTACGTGATCTTGAAGAAAGTACCGATATGAACATGAACGAACTCCCAATCAGCACCGATGTCTCAGCGCAGGAGCCGATGGACGATGACGAGTTGCAGGCCATCATCACGCAGGACATCACCGACGCGATCAGTTATATCGACACAGACATCTCTCCAACCCGCGCCCGTGGGACTGAGTACTACCGTGGCGATCCCTTTGGGAATGAAGAAGAGGGACGTTCCCAGGTCGTGGCGATGGAAGTCCGCGACACAGTCAGCGCAATGCTGCCCAGCCTGATGCGTGTGTTTTTCAGCACAGAGAATGTTGTCGAGTACACCCCAGAGGGTCCTGAAGACGTGGAGGGTTCCAAGCAGGCAACCGACTACGCCAACTTCATCTTCACCAAGGACAACAACGGTTTCATGACCACATATGCGATCTTCAAAGACGCGCTGGTGCGTAAGTGTGGAATCGCAAAATACTGGTGGGAGGAGGTTGAAAGCGTCCGAATCGAAGAGTACAGCGGACTGGATGACCAGACCCTGCAACTCTTAGAAGACGAGGCCGCCGAGGTCAAGATTGTTGTCTCGTACCCTGATCCTGCGTTTGAGAAGCAGATGCAACAGATGTTGCCACAGATCGACCCGATGACCGGCCAGCCCGTCCCAATGCCACCACCCCCAATGCTGCACGACGTGCAGATCAAGCGCGTGATGAAGGACGGACGGATCAAGATCATGGCCGTCCCACCTGAAGAGTTGTTGCTTGATCGCCGCGCACGTTCCTTTGACGACGCAGGCATCATCGCCCACCGCAAGATGGCCACAGTTGCTGAGTTGATGGCAATGGGCTACGACGAGGACGAGATCGAGGAGAACATCAGTTCCACCGACTTGGACAACAACGAGGAGTACCTTGCTCGCCAGCCCCTGTCCACCACCTTTGGAACTAGCGACTCTGCAAACCCAATGCAGCGTCGCGTCCTGTACATCGAGGCATACGCACGGATTGACTATGACGGCGACGGCATCCCTGAGTTGCGCAAGATTTGCTGTATCGGTGCAGACTACAAAGTTGTCCGCAACTTACCCGCGTCTTACAACCCATTTGTGGACTTCCCCTGCGACCCTGAACCACACACATCTCCACTTGAGGCGATGTCCATCTTTGACATTACGCACGACCTGCA